GCTTGATTGAAGCACAAACAGTAAAAAATGTCTCTAGCGCAGAATTAGCAAGGCGTTTAGATGTGCATAGGCAACAAATAAATATTTGGCGTAATAAAGAAAATGTGCGTTTAGATACAGCACTAAAAGTATGCAAAGCTTTAGATATGCCTATAGAATTATTTTTATTAAATGCATGAAAAAAAGCCCCTATCCGAAGATAAGGGCTTTACTATTACTAGAGAATTTGTAATAGTTGCTTTGTCGGAAGCAGAATCAATTATAGCAAACCTTTCAAGTTTTCCTAGTAAATTCTGCATCTACAAAAAAGATTGGGCTCGAGGCTTACGAACACCTTAAATAAAACGTAAGAGCGTGGTTGACCCTCCAGACAGAGCCCTCACTGTGATTTGGTTGTCACAATGAGATAGGTTGGATATCCGATACAATCGAAAATAACCATTGAGTCGTTAAAACCCTCAAATCTAAATTTTAACTTTGACAGGTTAAAGGGTAAAAAATGGCTGACTAAAAATTTTTTCAAAAACAATTTATTAATAACGATGCGATGCGAAGCAGAGCACATAGGAGATAAAAAAATGACTAGACAACAACAGCGAGTGCTTGATTACATTAAAGACGGAAGCACAATTACAAGTTTAGATGCTTATAACGAATTAGGCATTACAAGATTAGCCGCTGTAATTTATGACTTAAAAAATCTTGGTTATTTAATTGGCAGTAGGCGTATAAGTGTTAAAAACAGGTTCGACGAAAAATGTAGTGTCAGCGAATATTTTTATGGGGGTGAACCTAATGCTACTAAATGATGGAACTGACTATCAGGCAGACGATAAGGACATCGTCGCTTGGCAAAGAACATACCCTGCTATAGATGTTTATCAGGAACTAAATGCAATGGAGTCTTGGCTAGATGCAAACCCTACTCGCAGAAAAACATCAAAAGGAATAAAACGCTTCATAAATTCTTGGTTAGCCAGAGCACAAGACCGAGGCGGTTCACCGCAGGTTAGGCAAAACAAAACAAGTTCAAAAAATATTAGCATTGAAGATAAATTAGCTGATGTATCTTGGATTAAAAATGAAGAAACAAAACAACTAGCTAAAGATTTTTATTTAAAAACAAAAGGCTATTATTTTGATGGGGAGAAAAGGCAAAATGGGTAGAACTAAATATATTGTTTACAAAGGCACAAAATCGAAAAACCTAATTAACGGTGAAAAATACACATTGTCTGAGTTAGCAAAAGAAGCCAACCTTAGTTATAGATGCATGTCGACAAGATGCACTAACAAAGCTTATATTACCGACAGTGAATTAAGACCTAAGGTAGAAAAACATGCGACTCAATACAAAAATTATAAAAAAATTAGTAGCTACCCTATTTTCGATAATTTAACAGATGCAATATCTGCTAGATGGTTAAAGGTTAAACTATGACACAAGGACAGTTTATAAAAATCGCATCTAAATGGGATATTGATAAACGCATGCCATACATTAAGCAAATGATAGAAGACTGGGATTTTTCTCAGCCACTATGCATTAAGCTAACAGCATATAAAAATATTAGGTCGTTAGACCAAAACTCTCTAAGCCATATTTGGTACAGGGAAATAGCAAAAGAAATGACTAAGCGCGGAAACACTATAGACCATGAGAAACCAGAACTAGTTTGGAAAGTATGGTTGAAAAAAAGGTTTTTAGGCGAAACAACATATAAGATTGGAAAAGAAACAGTTACGGAAACAATAAAAACAAGCCAACTAAACACTGCAGAAATGGGGCACTATTTAGACCAAGTGTACCATTGGGCGACCAATATTGGTATGATGTTATCGATACCAAGCCACTCAGAGTATGCGGAGTATCTAAACCAACAGGAGAAATAGCATGGCAAAGCTAGACCCGAGAGTAGTTTTAGATTCAGATATACCAGTTACAGACAGACAAAAAGAATATTTAAACGCAATAATAGAAACAGGTTCACACACTAAAGCCGCTAAGAAATTAGGCATCGGCAGACGAGTTGTCGATAGGGCGATGAAACTAATAGAAGCTAAAGCCGCTTCGGTAGGTATAGCACCACATCGAGATTTAACACATCAAACAGCCGAAGGCTTTGAGACTAAAAGAGTCTCTACAGCTTATGGCGAACATGGCGACGTAAAGTTGCAGTGGCATATCCAAGAAAAGAAAAAAGGCGCAACTAAAGAACAAATATTAGAGGCGATTGATGCCTATGAGTGGAAGCCTGCACCGAAAATAAAAACCACAGGCAAACACACTAGCGAACTGTTGACCCTTTACACGTTAACAGATTTCCATCTCGGCATGTATTCATGGAGTGCTGAAACAGGCGACGATTGGGACATCGACATCGCTGAACGAGAGGCATTGTCAGGCATTCAACGTATGGCAGATGGTTCACCTAATTCCGAAACAGCTATACTAAATCTGCAAGGTGATTTTTTGCATTGGGATTCTTTGTTAGCAGTTACCCCCGCATCTAAGCATGTGCTAGATGCAGACACTAGATATGGCAAACTAATCGAAATGGCAATTAGTGTCGTTATGTCCTCAGTTGAAATTTTGCTACGCAAACATAAAAAAGTTAGGTTGTTAGTTTGTGAGGGTAACCATGACGAATCAGGCTCTGCTTGGCTTCGCAAATCATGTAAAAAAATATACACTAATAATGACAGGTTAGAGGTAGACGATACAGAATTTCCATACTATGCTTATCTACATGGCGAAATTATGTTGGGTTTTCATCATGGGCATAAAAAGAAAAATACACAATTACCACAACTATTCGCTTCTGAGCCACGTTATAGAAATATGTGGGGGTCTGCTACCTATTGCTACATACACACAGGACACTACCACCACGCAGAGCAAAATATGGCAGAGCAGGGCGGTGCTATTGTAGAAAGGCACCCGACTCTAGCAGGCTGTGATGCTTACGCGGCTAGAGGTGGATATGTCAGTTGGCGAGCCGCTCACGCTATAACCTATCATATAACCGATGGCGAACATTCACGAAAGACAGTAGTGCCGAGGTTAAAAAATGAGCGACAAAATTCTCCAATTTCCAGACAAGCAAAAAAATGATAAACATACTCTTAGAAAAGAGTTTTGCGACTGCGGTCACAGTCTTGACCTTTGGACTTGTTCTGATGGTAATGCTTATGGCTTGTGCAGTGTTTGCGATTTTAATATTGGTAAACAGCCCATTATTCTTGATAAGGGAGATTCGTAATTTATGGGTAAACGAAAAACCCCCACAGTAGCACAGGAAGTAGAAAAAGCCGCGAAACTAATGCAAAGATTGGTTAGGCTAAAAGCATCAGACGACAATGGCTATTGCCAATGTGTAACTTGCGGGAAAGTAGACCACTATAAGAATATGCAGGGCGGGCATTTTTATGGTCGTAGGCATTTAGTCTTTAAAATGTACATCGAGAACTGCCATGTGCAGTGCCCCGCCTGTAACCAGTGGGGCATGAAAACTACAAAAATCCAAGAAGCCTATCGAATCTACATGGAAGATATGTATGGTGCGAGGCGCATAAGGGCGATGCAGAAATTAGCATGGAGACCTAGCCCGAAATTTTACAGGCAAGATGTAATCGACTTACAAAACGAGTTCAGGCAAGAAATAAAATACCACGAAAAAAGAATCGGAATTAGTTAAATAAACTGTTGACAATAAATCCATTGACTCATAAGATACACCTACATTAATCAACTTGAGGTGTTAAATTATGAACTACGAAATGGCAATCGCTAAACTTTTCCACACAATATCTGTAGACTATGCAGGTTGGCTTGAAAAAACAGAATATGATGCATCAGACGCATATACTGAAAAACTCCGCGAACTATCAATCTCTAATGGCAGAAAATATGACAGAGTTGTCGTAACAAAAAATGGCAGAGATTCTGTGTGGGGATTCATTGTTAAAGCAGATGGTGATAAATTTAAAGAAGGTGATATCTTAATGGCGGCATCTTGGGCATCTCCTGCTACTAATCATGCACGAGGCAACATATACGAAGATTACGACATAAACTGGACAGGTCCGCAGTACAGATTCTAAAAATCACCGCCCCCGAAAGGGGGCTTCTTTCAGCGAAAAAAAAACGAAAAAAAAGTTAAATAAACCGTTGACAATGGAACAGTTGTCTTTTAGAGTAAACCTACATTAATCAAACAAAGGTAATTAATTATGACTAACTTTAAAAAAGAAAACTTTTACTTCGATGGTTCTTTCCTAACCTACAATGGTGAATACGAAGGCTCAATTACAGTTGACCAATACAATCCAAACTGCCACCCATCATGGGTAGGTAAAATGAAACCTGCTTTTATTGCAAGATTCAAATATGGCAGAAAGCCTTACAAATCATGGATTAATTTTCTTGTAAAAAATGCAACTGTTGAACAATATCTAAAACTTGCAGAAGAACACACACCGCTACAAGCAATGAGAATGCTTGGATATTCAAAATAAAATAACTGCCCCCGAAAGGGGGCTTTTTATTGGAAAAAAGTTAAATAAATTGTTGACAATAGAATAGTTGTCTAATAAGATGTCTCTACATTAATCAAATAAAGGTAATTTTTTATGTACGAACTCACTTTAGAAAAAGCAATTAATTCAGAACCTACATTTGTTGAATTTGAAGATGGTAGCTGGTTTATTGCACCACTAAAATCATACTCACTACTAGATGGTCAAATTTGGCAACTTGTAAATCACAAACCATTAAAAGATGTTGAACCATTGACCGAAGAGGAAATTTTGGCTGACCTTAAAAGAAGTTACTGGGAATCAACATTTTAAAATGACCGCCCCCGAAAGGGGGCTACTAATCAAACTGGAGAAAATTATGCTTTACGAATATCAAAAAACCTATATGGATTTAAACGAAATCAAAAAAACAAAAAGAGACTACAAACCATTACTGGCAGGACTAGCAATGTTTTTAATTTATGCTTTAGTTTCACACATGGATTACCAAGACTGCTTGCGAGGTGCTATATCATGCTAAATGGTGCTTTTGATGATTTTATATGGGCTAACATTGACACACTAAACAAAGAAGATGCTCGACTGTTAGATTTAGATGATAAACAAAAAGACGAAGCAGTTTATATCTGGCTAAAAAACCACAAAACATGGTATGACGATATTTACCCTGCTTGTATAAATCGTGGCGTAGGTGACATAGCAACAGAAATGCTATTTGGCGCAACACCTGTAGCAAGCAAAATAGTATCTAATCTTTTTGTAGCAATGGCAGAAGATGATGAGTCTAATGATAGAGATGACCTGTGGTGGACATGTGCAGGCGATATGCACATCGACACTATAGTTAATGCTAGTAATTTTGCAGATGAGTTTCGCGACAATGTTTATTTGTATTTAGAACACAGCATAGAAAATTATGTATTTGACCGAATGGCAAGATTATTAGAAAATGAGAAATGGGAGAGGTACGATGAAGAATAAAACAGAATGGGAAAGGCTAAGAGACTTATACCCGCCTCTTGAAATACCGCACGACAGGGAAGAACGCACAGCATTCGAAAACTGGGTGCAAGAAATGGGTTTTGATGGTTTAATAGAAATAGATGGGGTGAAAAATGACAAAGAAACAAAAAGCAAATAAAGCAATCAAAGAGGCTAACAAAATGGCAGATTCAGAACTGTTAAAAACA